ATTTCAATGGAGATTTTGTTGCCGCGGCTTTACTAAGCGCACCTACAATTGCAAACGGATTGGTAACCGTATTACCAAACATTCACTACAAGAGAGTGATGAAGAAAATTTCAACAACAGGAAATGTGTTGGTAAACGCTACATGCGATTTTGACCACAACATGGACGTAGATGTTGCTGAGAGAGTATTAACTTTAAAAGAAGTACAATCAAACGTACAACTTTGTAAAAAAGACTATCACCAAGATTGGATTGCAGCTCAAGCTGGATATTCTGCATACGAAGATTTACCAGCAGATTTCAAAAGCTTCATGCTTGCACATGTTGCTGGAATGACGGCTGCTGCTATCGAGACATCGATTTGGGAAGGTTCTGCTGGAACAAGCGGACAATTCGACGGATTGGTAACTTTGGCTTTGGCTGATGCATCAGTTGTTGATGTAGCTTCTCACGCTGCTGTAACATCTGCAAACGTAATCGATAAATTAGGTTCTATTGTTGACGCTATTCCTTCAACGGTTTACGGAAGCGAGGACTTGACAATTTATGTAAGCCGCAATATAGCAAAATCTTACATCCGCGCATTGGGAGGTTTCTCAGTAGCTGCAACTTCAAACGCTGGTACAAACAACCAAGGCACACAATGGTACTCTAACGGAGCGTTAACATTTGACGGTATTCCTGTAGTTGTAGCAAGCGGACTTGCTGACGATACTGCAATGGCTGCTCAAACTTCAAACCTATTCTTCGGATGCGGTTTGTTGAGCGATGTAACAGCAGAGGCTAAATACATTGACATGGCAGATATAGACGGTTCACAAAACGTCAGAATCATCTACAGACTATCTGCTGGAGTTCAGTATGCTATTGGTTCTGATATCGTTCTTTACCACGCATAATTATAAACTTGAATGATTTAAAAGGGGAGGTAAGATGCCTTCCCTTTTTTTTGTTCACAATACTAAAAACACATGAGCTGTGATATAACTAACGGACGAGTTGAGGAGTGCAAATCGAGTGTGAGCGGATTAAAATCCATCTACTTTGCCAATTTCGATGACTTGTCTACCGACGGAATTGTTTACGATGCTACAAATACGGATACCATAGATACATGGGTGCCAGCTGCGCAGTTATCGTTATTCAAATACGAATTAAAATCCTCTGAGAATAGTTTCACCACACAGGTGCAAACTTCGCGCGATGCGGGTACGACATTTTTTGAACAAACGCTTCAGATTTCTTTAAAGAAACAAGACCAAGCGATGCACAAAAACATTAAACTACTTGCGTATGGGCGACCAAGAATAATTGTACGCACAATGACTGACCAATTCTTTTTGATGGGATTGGCTCAGGGATGCGACACTACCGCTGGAGAAATTTCTTCAGGCGCTGCAATGGGAGACTTTAACGGCTACAAGCTAACCTTTGTAGCGAGCGAGGTGCTACCAGCAAACTTTATTGATGTATCAACTGAAACCGCCTTAAAAACTGCTTTTGCAGACGGAACTGGTCAAGACGCATTAATCGTTACATCTTAGTACGTTTATTCCTTTCATAACGTAGGGCGCTTTTCGGAGCGCCTTTTTTGTTTTAAAAGGTAACAAGTCAAAAAAAAATAGGTTATAGGGTTAGAATGGTAATATTACAGCAATCATCATCGGAGCAAAGCATAAGGTTTATACCAAGGACTTCAACGTATGACGGTCTTTTTATAACGGATGACCAAACCAATACGGAGGTTCAGGTAACTATTGCAAGCAGCGTTCAAGGCGATTACTTTGATACTATTAACGCAACTTTCACTATCTTGCAGAATCATTTTTACAACTTGGAAATCCGCAACGGAAACACGGTTGTTTATAAAGACAAAATATTTTGCACAAATCAAGCGGTTGATTCCTATTCAGTAAATGAAGGTAAATATACAAGCATACCGTCAAACAATGAATTTATTATTTTATGAGTAAAGACGTACACATTTTAGAATTAGCAGCATACGAAGCTCCTGTAATTTCAGAGAGCAAGAAAGACGACTATGTTTCTTTTGGCGATGACAATAATTACTTCCAGTTCTTAATAGATTGCTACACAAATAGCACTACTCAAAATGCGATTGTAAACAATATTAATCGTTTAGTATATGGAAAGGGATTAAATGCAACAGACGCAAGCAAAAAGCCTAATGAGTACGCTGCAATGGTTTCTATGTTTAAAAAAGAAGATGTCAGAAACTTGGTAAGCGACTTGAAGCTTTTAGGCCAATGCGCGATGCAAGTGATTTACTCTAAAGACCGTAAAAAAATAGCCGCCGTTCATCATATGCCTGTGCAACTTTTACGAGCAGAAAAGTGCAACGAAGAGGGCAAGGTTGAGGCTTACTATTATTCGGATAATTGGACAGACTTAAAAAACTACCAACCTAAAAGGATTCCAGCTTTCGGATTTTCAAATGAGCCTATTGAGATTTACTACGTTAAGCCTTACTCGGTAGGTTTAAAATACTACGCTTTGCCTGATTACATTGGAGCTTTACCATATTGCACTTTGGAGGAGTCAATAAGCGATTACTTAATCAACGAAGTAAACAATGGCTTCGCAAGTCGTGTAGTCGTGAATTTTAACAATGGGCAACCATCGGAGGAGCAACAAAGAATGATTAAGCACAAGGTTATGCAAGGCTTGACTGGAACGCAAGGCGAAAAGGTAATTGTATCATTCAACTCCAACGCAGAAAGCAAGACAACGGTCGATGCGATGCCAGTAAATGATGCGCCTGACCTTTACGCTACACTTGCCGAGGAATGCCTTAGAAAAATCATGTTAGGAAATAACGTAACGAGTCCACTACTTTTTGGAATAGCAAGCAGCAACGGATTCTCATCAAACGCCGATGAATTGCAGAACTCGTTCATTTTGTTTGACAACATGGTAATCAGACCAATGCAAGACCTATTGATTGATGCCTTTGATGAGATTTTAACGTTTAACGGTATATCTTTGAACTTGTATTTTAAGACGCTTAAACCGCTTGAATTTACTGACTTGGACAATATAGTAACAGACGAGCAGAAAGAGGTGGAGACAGGCTTAGAATTACGCTCAGAGATAAATGAAAAGGATGCTAAGAACATACTTGACAACTTAGAGGGCGAAGTTATGGGCGACGAATGGGAATTGATTGACGAAAGAGAGGTTGACGATGAAAACACGGAGCTTGAATATTGGATAAAAGAAAACGATAAGAAAGGTAAAAGCACTTTACAGAAGTTTGCTGATGTTATTAAAAGTTTTCCAAGCCGAAGCAGTTACCTTGACAAATCAATTTACAAAGTAAGATACAAATACAGCGAAAAATACAGCAGTTCAAAGACAAGAGGTTTCTGCAAGAAAATGATGACAAGAACTAACAACGGAGTTGTATATCGCTTAGAAGATATTGACAAGGCTTCAAGGCAAGGCGTAAACAAATCATTTGGACATAAAGGAGAAGCTTACGATTTGTTCAAATTCAAGGGCGGTGTTAACTGCGGACATTTTTGGTCGGAGCAACTTTACCGATTGAAGAAAAAGAAAGACGGTTCATATTATGAGGATAAGGCATTGAGTAGTTCGGCAGAGGTAAATGATATACCAAAGAGTTATAAACCTTCGCCTTATGGAAATGCGAAATCTAAGATAGCTCCTAAGGACATGCCTAATAACGGACATCACCCAAATTACAAAGGATAAGATATGGCAACAGCATTACTCATTACAAGAGACGACATTGTACGGTTCACGCAAATGAACGGAAACCTTGACACGGATACTTTTATCCAGTACATCAAAATAAGTCAAGATATAGAAATCCAAGAAATGCTTGGCACGGATTTGCTTAAAAAGATTCAGGCGGATATTGTTGCAAGTAATTTGGTTGACCCTTATTTGACTCTGTTAAACGATTACATAAAAGATTGCTTGATACATTTCGCTTATGCAAGATACTTGCCTAACGGAGCTTACACGATTTCAAACAAAGGAATCTACAAACACAACTCAGAAAATAGCGATACGGTATCAA